CAACGAAAACCCTGTATTTTAGGTTTTCATGTTGCTGGTCGTACTGGTGAAAACTTTGGTGTAGCTTCTTTGATTACACATGGTGACGTCCTTAAAGGTTTATCTGATCTTAACAGTAAGATGCCTTTGATTTCGCATTCTCAAGGTGACATGCCTACGTGTAAATACGATATTGATTACACACCTACAGATACCATCCACCCTAAACATTGCGTCAATTTTCTTTCTGAAGACGCGGATGGTGATCTCCCAGCTGTTGACACTTATGGTGCTCATGCAGGTGGAAGTGTGAAATTCTTATCGCAAGTTCGGAAATCACCAATTTCTGATACCGTAGAAGAAGTTCTTGGTTTGCCTCGGATACATGGTGCTCCTCAAAAGGGACCATCCTATGTTCATTGGCAACGTGATCTTCAAGCTATGTCACACCCAAAAGGTGGGAAGATGAAACCCAACCTTTTAAACCGCGCATTTAAAGACCTGCGTGGAACGTTCCGAGATTACATCAACGAACACCCTGAGAAGAAGGAGTTAGTTCATCCATATGCTAAAGACGCTGTCTTGAGCGGAGTGGATGGAGTAGCTTCTGTTGAAAAAGTCGATGTGAATACCTCCATGGGCTTTCCTATCAACAAGGCAAAGAAATACTTCTTAGGTCCCGTCGAACGGAAAGTCGACGGTATTTCTGTCGTTTATGACTTCGAAGACCCGAAATATTGGGAAGAAGTAGAACGTATGGAACAGGAACTCGCTGCTGGAAAGCGCGTGCATGTCATTTTTCGAGGAAACTTGAAGGATGAACCTGTGAAATTTGATAAGAACAAAATCCGTGTTTTCACCGGATGTGAGTTCGCTTTCACTTGTTTGGTTAGGAAGTATTTCCTACCAATTGTGCGATTGATTCAAGATTCTGAAGGCCTTCTCGAATGTGCCGTAGGAATTAATGCAACGAGCCCTCAGTGGGACAAATTTGTCAAACGTCTCACTAAACACGGTACTGAACGCATGATTGCGGGCGATTACAAACAATATGACAAGAACATATCTATTCAGATGATGATGTATGCTTTTGAAATTTTGATTGATGTTGCCGAACAATGCGGTTACACCCAGGAACAAATAACTGTTATGCGCGGAATTGCGACAGAGATTTCTAATCCTCTTTATGAGTATGATGGAATTTTCATACAGATGTTGGGTTCCAACCCTTCCGGTCATCCTTTGACCGTTATCATCAATAATATTGTGAACTCGCTTTACTTGCGATACGCATATTACTCCATGCATACAAAAGCTGGAGACGTGATCATTCCACGGTTTGATGTTAACATTGTTTTGTCATGTTATGGTGACGACAATGCTGCTGGAGTTAGCAAAAATGAAAGGTTGTTTAATCACACCACATTAGCGCAAGAACTAGCAGAAATTGGAATTACCTATACCATGGCTGACAAAGGATCGGAGTCAGTACCATTTCTCCCCCTTAGCGAGATTTCGTTTTTGAAACGAAAATTCCGATATGATGAAGATATCGGAATGTATCTTGCGCCTATCGAAGAGAATTCGATTGCGAAGTTTTTACACAATTACCGCAAAACCAAAGGAACTGACGTTCTGCCTTCAACCATTGCTGCACAAGCATTGAAAGGAGCTAGTCGTGAGTATTTCCAATGGGGACGCGAGACTTTTGAGAAAAGAACCCAGCAATTGAAGGAAGTTGCCG